TCTTATTAAGATAATCACTTGTAAGTAATTGAAAAAAAACAAAAAAATAAGACATAACTTTAAGCATAACTTTTTACAATTATACTAATTCGGTTAAGTTATTGATATCAATATGAAATATGTATCGGGACGAATTTTGGAAAACGCTTTCCAAAACTATACCAATAAAATCAATGGGTTACGGGCTTGATATTTTCCCAAGTCTACAAAAGTGTTTATAATCTTCGGATTGTGTACAGCTAAGCCATTGATATTAAAGGATTTTGCCTAGTGATGGGCGTATATATGGCTATATATGGGGCGGGCACTAGCTAGGCAGGCAGGCAGGCACTACCCCCCCACCCCGCGCACCGCCGAATCCTATGTCACCCACCATTTACAATCCCGACCACCCCTGTCCCGAAAATAACACTTGACACGCATCTGTCCCTAATGTATATTGTCCCTATATTTTGTTTACGCGGGAGGGTATCAATGAAAGCGGTTGCATATTTAAGAACGAGTAGCGGAACGAATGTCGGTGTAGATAAGGACAGTGACAAGAGACAGCGTGAGGCAATTATGTCATATGCTCAGGCTAACGGGATTGCGGTCGTGGCAGAGTATTACGATGCGGCGGTTAGCGGTGCAGATGATGTTAGTTCTCGTCCTGAGTTTTCCCGCATGGTATCGGACATTTTATCTTGTAAAGGCGATGAGTGTCCCGATACTATACTGGTTGAGACGGCGAATAGATTTGCGCGTGACTTGGTTGTGCAGATTACGGGCCATGAGTTTTTGAAGGCGCGTGGCATATCGTTGGTTCCAGTAGATTGTCCGTCGCATTTCGTGGATGAGACGCCTACATCGGTTATGGTTCGTAATATTCTGGGTGCAGTGTCGCAGTTTGAGCGTGCTAGCCTTGTTCATAAGCTACAGGTGGCACGTCAGAGGGTGCGCTTGTCCACAGGGCGCTGTGAGGGTCGCAAGGCGCGTCCAGCGTCACACATAGAGCAGGCGCGTTTCTTGCGGTCACAGGGGCTTGCTTATCGTGACATTGCGCTACACATGCGTGGTATGGGTATGCTATCAGAGACAGGGCGTACTTATAATCCGTCTAGTGTGCGGTTGATGGTTACGGCTTGACAGTGAGGCACATAGTCCCTATAATGTCGGATATGAATAGTATAGTCGATGAGGCAGCATTAATTATGGCAGTTCAAGAGCGTGATTTCTATAAGCAGGAATGGGCGCGTCTTATATTATATTGTGCTACATTAGAACAACGTAATGATGCTTTAGACCGCGCATTAAGGGCTAGGTCGGATAGTGTATCAGGTCGCGCTAGTATCGTTGTTAGGGCAGGAGGTAGTAATGATAACAAAGGTGCCTAAAAGGGGACGTCCGCGTATGTATGCGGATATGGAGAAAGAGCTTATTGCCATGTTACGCACCGGCATGGCTATTCGTGCAGTTGCTCGTGAGACGGGCGTTCCTAAATCCATCGTTCATCGTTTGTCGCAGGAGGTTAGACGCGCATGATTGAGCATAAGATTCGTATACAAGAGATTAAAGATCGCATTACAGCTATTGATTGTTTACAAGAGGCGGGGCAGTCGAAGGATGCAGTTGATTTATTGCGTAAACTTGCCAAAGATATTCTTAGTGGATTGAAAGAGAAGTAATGGATAGATGGAAAATTGAGTTCCTGAGAATGATCCGCGACGGTATTCAGCCTGATATTGCGGCGCGTCGTGCATCTGGTTTATCGCTTTCTGAGGTTATGAGCCATTATAACAACGATCCTGAGTTCGGTAGGCTTTGGGATATGGCAAGTCCTGATGATACAGGTGAGGCAGTAGTAAGTGCGCGTATATTATCGCCGTCATCGCTTGAGGCATTGTTATGGGCGCAGACTCCTGATGATGAGGTAGCGGGGTATTTCGGATTAACGGTTGAGGAGTTGCAATCGCGTGTTGCAGCAGACCCCGTTTTACAGCGTGTGTATGATACGGCGCGTCTGGGTGGTAAGGCTGCCATACGTAAGGCGCAGTTCAAGAGCGTGGTCGATGGTAACGTATCAGCACAGCAATGGGTAGGTAAGCAGTATTTAGGGCAGGCTGATAAGGTTGAGACGACGACTACAGTTCAGCACGCGGTCAGTTTAGAGGATGTGGCGCGTCGTATTGCGCTTATTACGAATAAGACAGGTGTCCCAGTATTGCCTGCTATTGAGGCAGAGGTTGTTACGAGTGAATGATCTAGCAGATATTATGCGTCAGTTAGAGAGCTTGCCTCCAGAGGATAGGGCTAGACTTGAGGCTGAGGTTATGGCGGCAACTGGTCAGATGCGCTTTATTCCTAATCCCGGTAAACAGACAATGGCTATGTTATCGCCTGCTGACCACATGCTTTTTGGTGGAATGGCAGGCGGCGGCAAATCGGCATTAGGCGTAGGTTTAGCGTTTAATGACCATCGTCGTTCGTTGTTATTGCGTCGTAAATATGCTGATTTGAACGGTCTAATAGATCAGGCTATTGTCTATAACGGTGGTCGTGATGGTTTTTCATCCGCACCACAGCCTAAGATGACAACAAGTGATGGTCGCCTTATTAACTTTGGCGCGTGTCAGCACTTAGGAGATGAGGAGGCATTTCAAGGTCAGGCGCGTGATTATTATTATTTTGATGAATTGACGCAGTTTCTTGAACAACAGTTCCGTTATATTATTGGCTGGAATCGTGCAGGTCCGGGCGTTGATCCATCTCAAAGATGCCGTGTATTATGCGGCTCTAACCCCCCAACGTCAAGCGATGGTGACTGGGTTATAGGCTACTGGAGACCGTGGCTTGATCCTACATATCATAACCCCGCTAAGTCAGGTGAGTTGCGCTGGTGCGTGACTGACCCAGATGGTAAGGATATGTGGGTTGATGGTCCAGAGCCTATAGAGATGGGTGGTAGGGTTATTAAACCTAAATCTAGGACATTTATTCAGGCGACGTTATCAGATAACCCATATCTTATTAACACAGATTACGCATCTACACTTGATTCTCTGCCAGAGCCTTTACGTTCTGCATTGCGTGATGGTAATTTTATGTTATCTCGCGCAGATGCTGAGAGACAGCTTATTCCTACCAGATGGATACAGGCGTCACAGGGGAGATGGAATAAGGAATATAAGATTGGCAAGGCGATGACTGGGCTTGGTTGTGACGTTGCAGATGGCGGTGGCGATAATAATGTTCTGGCGCCGTGGTATGATTATTTCCTTGATGAATTAAGGGTGCTTGAGGGTAAGTCCGCTATCGAGGCGTCTGATGTTGCTTCGTTTATCGTGAAGCATCGCCGTAATGGTTGTCCAGTTGCGATTGATATGGGCGGTGGTTATGGTGCGGCGCCACGGGTTATATTGAATGATTCGGGAATTGAGGTAACGACATTTAAGGGGGCGCTTGGTACTGATAAATTATGTAGCGCTAAAACATACGGTTTTGTTAATTTAATTTCTTATGCCTATTGGTGTTTCCGTGAGGCGTTAGACCCAGATCAACCGGGCGGATCAAAAATCATGTTGCCAATGGATCAGGGTCTTGTATCAGATTTAGCGGCTCCAATGTATGAGACGGTTCATTACAAGGGTAGACTTTGCATTAAGAAAGAGTCTAAGGATAGTGTTAAGAAGCGCATTGGTAGATCACCTGATAAAGCGGATGCGTGCGTAATTGGTTGGTGGTTATCTCAGCGTACATTGCGTGAGCAAGAGCGTGGTGGCGTTCGTCGTGGTGTTAAGGTTAATTTGTCACATCCGAATAAGCGACGTAGGTGATTTTTTTGTTTGCGTTTTAATGCTGTTAGGTATAGTATAGCTACAATCGCAACTTTCTATTAAGGACATATTCATGGCTAATGACACGATTCAAGTTTCAATTCACAGCACAGGCGCAAATGGTTTTGGTTTAACATCAGATGGTAATTTGGTTTCAGACGGTAAGTTTGTAAGCCCTGCCGTATCAGAACAGATTGTTTTGTTTGATGATTTCTTGGGCGATGTTATTGCCGATCAGTGGAACGTAGTTGAAGGTGCTGATACTACAACTTCCGATGCTGCTATTAATAACCAGATCGGCGGCGTGCTACGTTTAATCACTGGCGACTCGGCTACATTAACATACGCAGGTAATGGTATTCAGATTACTCAAGGAGCGTTTTATAATTTCCGCGCTGCGGAAGGTGGCATGGCTATTGAGGCTCGTGTGAAATTGGATGCGATCACAACTGCTGGTTTCTTTGTTGGCTTTACTGACGTTGGTACATTTGAGGCTCCTATTGAAGGCTCTGGTTCTGGTAACGGCATTACAACAAACGCAACAGACGCTGCGGGATTCTTGTTTGACACTCGTATGACAAATGCTAATTTATGGTGCGTTGGTGTTGCTAACGACGTTGACGCTACACCAGTTAATACAGGTATTGCTCCAGTTGCGGCTACATACGTTACATTGCGAATGGAAGTTGATACATCTGGTACGGCTACTTATTTCGTTAATAAAGCAGTTGTTGGTCGTGTAGCAAATGCTGTTCGTCCTACAATCGCTCTTACGCCTACTATAGCTGCTACGTCGTTTGTTGCAGCAGTTCGTAACCTTGATGTTGACTATATCCACGCTAAAGCAAATCGGTATTAATCATGGGTGGGTTTCTTAAAGCTCCAAAGCCTCCACCACCTCCAGTAGTGGAGCCACCTGCGCCAATGGCTGACCCAGAGGACCCTAAGTTGAAATTGACAGCGCGACGCGATGCGGCTCGTAAAATTGCAATGTCTGGTCGTCAATCAACTTTAATTAGCGACAATACAACCGACACATTGGGGTAACATGACCAGTAGGGCTGAAACATTACTTGCACAAGGTGATCGCCTTTTCGAGCAAGTAATGCCTTTACGATCATTGCAGCAAGAATTAGCTGATAATTTCTATGTTGAGCGTGCTGACTTTACAACTCAGCGTAGCCTTGGTCATGATTTTGCGGCTCATTTAACCACATCCTATCCATTGAAAATGCGCCGTGACTTGGCGAATATCTTTTCAACCATGTTACGTCCTCAGGAGAAAATGTGGGCGCGTATGCGTACACGTAACTATTCTGAGCTAGGTGAAGATTCTAAGCGTTGGTTAGAGCAATCATCAATCATTATGCGTAATGCTATGTATGATCCTGATAGCCAGTTTGAAAGATCAATGAGTCAGGCTGATGATGATATTGCTACATTTGGTCAAGCAGTAATCTCTTGTGAAATGAATTGGTCAAAGAAAGCATTGTTATACAGAACATGGCATTTGCGTGACGTTGTGTGGTGCGAATCAGATGACGGTGAAGTTGGTCGCGTTGATCGTAAATGGAAGTGTGCTATTTCTAAACTTAACCGTATGTTTAAGGGAAACATTGCGCCTGCTGTAAAGCGTTGTTTAGACAAAGAGCCTTATAAGGAAATTGAGGTTCGTCATATTTTTATTCCCATTGAGGACTATGATAACGGGGTGAAATATCCCAAGGGTACAAAATATATTTCCATTTTCTATGATGTAGAGAATAAGTTTATTATGGAAGAAGTGCCATATAAGGTACGTTACTATGTTATTCCTAGATGGAAGAAAATATCTGGGTCGCAATATGGTTATTCTCCTGCTGCAATGGCATCATTGCCTGATGCTAGATTGATTCAGGACATGATGTTAGTTACGCTTGATGCTGGTCAGAAAACTGTTGATCCACCAATGATTTCTTATGAGGATGCTTTGCGTTCTGATGTGAATTTATTTGCTGGCGGTATTACTACAGTTGATGCTGAGTATGATGAGCGCTTAGGTAAGCCGTTGCAACCTGTTATGGATTCTCGTCACACATCAATGCCGATTGCTCAAGATTTGATTCGTGCAACTGAGATGGCGATTAATGACGCATGGTTCTTAAATAAAATTGGTCTACCCCCGCTTGGTGGTGGTATGTCGCCAATGGAAGTATCTCAGCGTGTGAGCGAATATATCCGAGGTGCATTGCCATTATTTGCCCCATTGGTTAGTGAGTACAATGCTAAAATTTGCGATTTAACATTTGACATTCAATTTGCCAATGGCTTCTTTGGCCCTAAAGAAATGATACCAGAAGAATTATTTGGTAATAACATTGACTTTACATTTGAAACGCCATTGACAGAAACCCAAGAGAAGTTAAAATCGTCTCAATTGCTTGAGTCAGTTTCTGTTATTCAACAAATGGCTGCGTTTGATCCGTCAGTTGCTAAAATCATTGACGCTCCTACGGCAGTTCGTGATACGATTGACGGTATTGGCGCTCCTCGTAAATGGTTTAAAGCGCAAGAAGCTGTTGATGAGGAAGTGGCAGCAGAACAGCAACAGGCTCAAGTTGCTCAACTTATGGGCGCAGTTCAGCAGGGCGCTGAAACTGCAACGGCATTGGGCGAAGCCGGGCAGGCATTACAAGGTTTACAGGGGTAGTATATGTCTATATGGTTGCCAAAGGGATTTAACTTAAATAAATCTTACGCATTGCAGGCTTTATCAACTGGCACTGCCACACCTGAACAACAAAAAGAAGCTCTTAAATATATTGTTGAGGATTTGTGCGGAATTTATCAGGTGACATTTGATCCTGATAATGCTAGGCTAGATGCACACAATCAGGGGCGTGCATATATCGGACACGCCATTGTTCAAATTACGAAACTACGATTAAATGAAGTATCTGAATTATTAACCAAGGAGAAAGTAAATGACGGATCAACTAGACCTAAGCGGTCAAGACCCACAAGCACCAGCGCCTGATATTCAAGCGCCTGTAACACCAGAGCCACCCGCGCCAGCGCCAGTTTCTACGCCAGAGCCACAAGCTGATTGGCCTACAGACTGGCGCCAAAAAGCATCTGGTGGCGATGAGAAAATCTTAAAACAATTAGAGCGATACAATAGCCCTGCCGATGTTTCTAAGGCGTTGCTTGAGTTGCGCGGTAAATTATCATCTGGTGAGTATAAACGCAATGTGGCGCCACCTGTAGATGACGCTGAGGCAATGAAAGTATGGCGTGCCGAGAACGGTATCCCAGAATCACCAGAGGGATATGAGGTTAAATTGGGCGATGGTATTGTTATGGGAGATGATGACAAGCCTTATGTTGATGAGTTTGTTAAATCAATGCACGCTAAAAATATGCCAGCAAGTGCCGTAAATGAGGCTTTAAACGCATATTTTACAATGCAGAACAGACAAGCCGCAGAAGCCGTTAAAGAAGATCGTGCATTTCAACAACAAACCGAGGAAGCCTTGCGCCAAGAATGGGGACATGAGTATTTGCCAAATTATAATATGGCTAAGGAATTTGCAACTCAGCGTTTTGGCGCAGAAGTTGGCGCTGCGATTTTGCAAGCTGGTCCTGATGCCGTTAAGGCTGTGGCATCAATCGCTCGTGAAATTAATCCTGCAATGACATTAGTACCTAATAGCGCAAACCCAACACAAGCTATTGCTGATGAGTTGAAAACATTGAAGGGTAAAATCGGAACGCCAGAATGGTACCGTGACACATCAATGCAAAAACGCTATACAGATTTAGTTGCGGCTCAAGAAAGATTTTCAAGTTAGTACATTAGTTTTTCCTTTTTTAAACTATGACCATAGCGAAAGTTATGGTCATTTTTTTACTTGCTTTTGTAATTAAATTATAATAATCTATTATTATCTTACTGAGGCACCCGATACTCGATCTCGTTTTGTAAGATATAATGACTGACGCTAGGCCCCGTTCTTTGGCTTTGTAGAGTGACCCCTTTATGGATACCTCACTCAAAAAAACCTCCCTTCACGGATACCCCAATGCAAGGTTTAAATTTCATTTAACCTTTTTTATTGGAGCTTTAAAATGGCACAAACAATCACTGGCACCCGTAACGCCAATATGACAATGTACCGTGATGAGTACATTGCTGGTTTTGAACGTGGTGGTTCTTTACTTCGTAATACAGTAACTACTGAATATATGCAAAAAGGAAACTCTGTTGTTTTCTTAGTAGCTGACTCTGGAAATGCAACGGCTGTTACTCGTGGTTCGGATGGTTTATATCCTGCACGTTCTAACAACAACAACCAAGTCAC